TATCATTGTTTCATCACTTCCATCATTCATACGTACATCCAATTTTAATGTAGGAGATAGTTTGTCTAAATACAATTTAAACTGTCCGTCTCTTAATAAAATATTTTTATTTGCGTTGTTGTCCCAAGTATTTACGTAAATCCATACAGAGTGGGCGTAACGAGTATTTGTAGGTTTATCAATATCAGTGATTGCTGGAATAGTGTGTAATAAATTGGCTTCTTGTGCTAATTCACTTCCCTTATCGGTAAAATAAGCATATAAGACATATAACAAAACTAATATTGTAACTATTAGAATTATAGTAATAGTATCCATTCTATATATTTAATATTTATAAATTATTTACAGGGGGGTTCTTTTTAACCAATAAATTATAAGAATTTGCTATTTGTGAACGTGTTTGATTACTTGTATAATATTGTATATTGCTAATTGCACCATCAAGTCCATCATTTGAACCAACTACAATTGTATCATGTGATGAATAGACTGGACGATTATCATAATCAAATCTAAATGTTTTTTCTAAACTTCCATTCACAAACAAATCTACATAATTTGAATTATAATTAAATACTAATTGATTCCATTTTTGTGTATTTATTTCAACAATATAACTGTTTTCAGTATTAGTTGCGTTTGTGAAATATACTTTGATAGTATCCTTTGTATTATGGTCTTCTTTCTTTACATAGGTTATTTTTGGCAATCCATTACCATAATTAAATATGTTTGTTTCTTTTGCATATGGCAACTTGTTATCGGAGTGATTATTTAACATTATCCACATTGATATACTATAATTATTACGATATACAATGGGAGAATTTACATTATCTGTTTTTCGAGTTAATTTCAAGTCATAACTACTTGCTAATGGTTTTTCAATATCCAAAAACGCTGTTTCCTTTAAGATAGGAATACCTTCTTTCAATGCTATTTTTGACATAATTTTTGGAATATAATTATAAAGGAATATGAGTGCTATTTCCGTAATAAACAAATAATATACTACATTTGTTGTTAGTTCTAATTCACGTCTGATATAATTATAAAAATCTAAAATTAGACAAGGAACATAAAAAATTAAATGAACGAAGAACCCAGCCCAACCTTCTTTTGTTTTTAAATAATTACTATAAAAATAAAATACAATTGCTAATCCCACCAACAATCCTAAGGTTACTACACCTGAAATTATATAGTTCGCAATGGAATAAGCAGCATTACTTGTTGAAGAATAAAAATAATATATAGTTCCAAATAACGCTACTATAGTTCCTATGATTAATCCAACATAATAAGTATTATTTAATGACTCTTTTCCTAAAAAAACGGTAGGTATCAAAATAAATAATCCTATCACTAATGGGAATAAATAACTTTGATAATTATTTGTTAGCGAACGTGGGTCTTCTGACGACTCTTTTAAAATAAATACGAAATACACTATAAACACAAGTGTAAATATATATTTTAAAATTATAACCCAGTTCTCTTGAAATAAATTACCTATATCGTTCATATCCATATTATATATTGATACATATAATATAATTTGTATTCTTTATAAGTTTTCTAATGTAGTTTTTTTACCGTGACAATCTCTACATAAAGCAACTAAATTATCTACATGATTACTTCCTCCGTATTCTAATCTCACTACGTGATCTACTTCAAACCACGCATTTAATTGACTTTGGCAATCACCGCATTTCCAATTCTGACGTGATGCTACAAATTTCTTTTTAGTTTCACTTACTGAACGTTTTGTTGCTTTCTTTCCAGAATTCATTATTCTATCTTCCGATACTTGATTTGACATTTGCATTATTGGATAATTTTCATTACTGGAAGAAAACCCTTGCTTTGTTGTAAAATCTAATATTGGAGAAATTATATTTGAAGTATTTCTATCCAATGGTAAATATTTTATATAATCATTTGATGTAGTTACTATTTCTCTTGCTCTTAATGGATTTTTTTTAATTAAAATATAAAACATCAACGCACCAAATGCTATACCTGCCATTTGATAATATTTTTTCCATGATAACAGCATATTCATATATTTTCCATCGGTATAAATGTTACCCATTAAAAATCCTGCTACTAATAATATTACTAATTCAAATCTCATTATCTACTTATATAGTCTGTATAAATTATCAGAATATATAATCAGTTATTCATAATATACATAAATTAAAAATACGCAAATCAATATTAATGCTAAATGAATATAGTGCTTTTTTAAACTTAGTTTTTCACTTATATACACGGGTTTCGGTTTGTATTCATCACGATATTTTTGTAAGGCTTTCGCAAGAGAGATTTCCTCTTTACCTAATAACACATTAAATTTGTTATGAATAAAATGCACCCATCTTACGAATGAATCTCGATTATCTAAATATGGCGATACTGGATATTTATCTAACATTTCACTAAATTTATTTCCCATTTCTTCTATGGGTATAAACAACGGAATATTTTGAATAAAATCATAGTATTTCTTTTTAGTTACATCATTTGGAGTTCTAGGATAAGATTCAGCTACTGTATGTAAAAAAAACCAATAATGAGGACCCCATACGTCTGGATTAAATAACATTTTGTATATACACCATAGAATATTTATTTTTTTGATTTCATACAAACACTTTTTTGAAAAGGGCGTAAAGATTACTCTATAGAATTATTCAATGTCTGATAATTATTGTAATAATTGTGGAAAAAACGGTCATAATTATAACCAATGCAAATTACCTATAACGAGCTTAGGTTGTATCACATTTAGAATACATAATAACAATATTGAATATTTAATGATAAGGCGTAAAGATACTCTCGGTTTTATTGATTTTATGCGCGGTAAATATTCTACTACAAATAAAGATTATCTTATGAATATGATAAAACAAATGACAATTCAAGAAAAAAATAAATTAATCAGTAAAACATTTGACGAACTATGGAGTGAAATATGGGGTTGCACTATCATATCAAGTCAATATAAATCGGAAGAAAACGCATCTAAAGTAAAATTTAATCAACTCAGAAATGGTATTAATTATAAAAATAAATGCTTTAGTTTGAATAGCCTCATCGAAGAAAGTAATCTATATACTCGTTGGAATGAACCTGAATGGGGGTTTCCAAAGGGTAGGCGTAATTTTAATGAAGTTGACCTACAATGCGCTTTACGAGAATTTAATGAAGAAACGGGAATATCACTTGATAAAATTAAATTGATTGATAATATCTTCCCATTTGAAGAAATATTTACTGGGTCTAATTATAAATCGTATAAACACAAATATTATATAGCATATATGAACTATAAAGATAGTAAGCAAATTGATAATTATGAGTTATCAGAAGTAAGTAAAATGGAATGGAAAACATACGACAATTCGATTGAATCAATGCGAAAATATAATTTAGAAAAACAAAATATGCTTACTAAAATACATAATATGCTGTTGAAATACAAATTGTTGTTTCCCTATTAAATATATATATGTAAAATTATATATATATATTTTAAAGTATCAATCTATTATGAATAATACCGAAAAAATTAAGACCGCTACTAAAAATATTACACGAAAAAAAAGAACCCCTTGTCCTAAGGGTCAGCGGAGAGTTAATGGAATATGTCAAGAACGTAAGAAAAAAGCAGCTATAATATCTGGATGTTCTACTGATTATACACCTGAAACAGATTCAGAAATAGAAAGAGTAAATGAATTAAAAAAAATGAATAATGAAACCCTTCGAAATATGGTTTCCAATTTAATAGGAGAAGAAGAAGGTAAAACCAAGAATCAAATCAAAGGTGCAAGAATGAAAAATGAGTTAATCTCTCTCATTGTATGTTTAGAAAATAAGAAAGAACCTTCTATTCAGAATAATGAGGAAACACCTGCTATATTACCTAGTCCTATTGAAGAAGAAAAAGAAGAAAAAGTAGAAAAAGAAGACCAAGATAAGAAAGACCAAGATGAAGACAATGTTATTGAATCAATACAAGAAAATATAAACAACGATGATATCATAAGTGTCGATACAAAAATTAATTTAGATACAGAAGAACAAAATATACAAGATACTATCGGTGTCGAACCAGCTGATATTGATTCAAAAGAATATAATGATTTCTTGTTTAAAAAAGAAAAACTAGAATATGAAAATGCTGAAAATGACAACTCCTATGATTTTTTATATCCCGATTTAAATGACCCTAAGTTTAATCAAAAAATAGCTATGCGTAAAGAGTTTAATGATACAAAATTTGATGGTAAAATTAAAGACATTAAGAAACAAGCAGAGGTTTTATGTAAAGCTGATTTTGAATTATTACCTCATCAAATGTTTGTTAAAAATTTTTTATCATTACAAACTCCATATAACTCTCTTTTATTATATCACGGACTGGGAACTGGTAAGACTTGTAGTGCGATTGGTATTTCAGAAGAAATGAGAAACTTTATGAAACAAATCGGAATCACACAAAAAATACTCATCGTTGCTTCACCTAACGTACAGAATAATTTCCGTCTTCAATTATTCGATGAACGTAAATTAAAATTAGATGGAGAACAATGGAATTTAAACACTTGTGTCGGGAACTCATTATTAAAAGAAATCAATCCTACTAATTTAAAAGGAATTACTAAGGATAAGATTGTCTCATTGGTGAATACCCTTATTAATAAATATTATAGTTTTGTTGGGTATACTGAATTCGCACATTATATGCAGAAAATTATTACACCTCCAGATAATGTCAATTATACAGCTCAACAAAGAAAACAACATAAGTTGAAAAAAATACAAAAATACTTTGATAACCGCCTTATTATTATTGATGAAGTTCATAATATACGTCAAAGTGACGATAATAAAGAAAAGAAGAAAACCGCTACTTTATTATTAACTGTATGTAAATACGCAAATAATCTCCGATTACTATTATTATCTGCAACTCCAATGTATAATAGTTATAAAGAAATCATATGGATTACTAATGTTATGAATAGTAATGATAACCGTAGCACAATTAGTGAAAGTGATGTATTTGATAAAAATGGTAATTTTATTGAAAGCACTACTGACAAAAATGGTAATGTTATTGAAGGAGGCAAAGAACTATTAATACGGAAATTAATCGGATATGTTTCATTTGTTCGTGGTGAGAACCCTTACTCTTTTCCATATAGAATTTATCCAGATACATTTGATAGCCAACATACATTAGATCTTGATAATTATCCAACCAAACAAATGAATACACTTACTATCAATGAACCAATCCAACATACCCCTGTATATACCAATAAAATAGGCGAATACCAACACAAAGGATATAGATTTATTATTGATACTATGAAAAATATGCATAATGTAAATAGTGAATCAAATCAAGGTGTTACATTACCAACATTTGAAAATATGGAATCATTTGGATATACATACCTAGAACGACCATTACAATCATTAGATATTGTATATCCAAACGCTCAACTTGATAAAGTAATCAATAATGAAGAATCTACTATGAATCCAGAAGATATTATTAAAAATAGTGTTGGTAAGAATGGATTGAAAAGTATTATGACTTATACTACTAATGAATTTACACGTTTTAACTTTGAATATAAACCTGACGTATTAGAAAAATATGGACGTATATTTCATAAAGAACATCTATCCAAGTATAGTGGCAAAATTTCATCTATATGTGACACTATTATTAAATCAAAGGGTATCGTAATGGTATATTCGCAATATATAGACGGTGGCGTTGTTCCATTAGCATTAGCCTTAGAAGAATTAGGTTTTACACGTTATGGTTCTTCATCGTTTACAAAACCATTATTTTCAAAACCTCCTACTGAGCCTGTTGATTCTATATCTATGAAACCTAAATCACAAGTCAAAGGTAAATTCAAACAAGCAAAATATGTTATGATTACAGGAGATAAACTATTTTCTCCAAATAATGCCGATGATATTAAACATATTACAAATTCTGAAAATAAAAACGGTGAAAATGTTAAGGTGATTTTAATAACAAAAGCCGCTGCGGAAGGTCTTGATTTTAAAAACGTTAGACAAGTTCATATTATGGAACCTTGGTATAATAGTAATAGAACAGAACAAATTATTGGACGCGGTGTGCGTAATTTAAGTCATTGCGATTTACCATTTGAATTACGAAATGTTGAAATTTATTTACATACGATATTACCTACTGATGATGAAGAGCCTGCTGACTTATATGTATATCGTTTTTCTGAAAAGAAGGCTAATTTAATTGGTAATGTTACACGTATTATGAAAGAAGTATCTGTTGATTGTCAATTAAATATAGAACAAACCAATTTTACTGTTGAGAAATTAACTCAAATGGCTCAAAATCAAAATATTAAAATCGAACTTTCCAGTAATCCTAGTAAAAAAATAGATTTCCAAATTGGAGATAAACCTTTCACTGCGGTTTGTGATTATAAAGACAATTGTGAGTATAAATGTATTCCTAATAATGACATTGATACCAATATTATAGAACATACTTACAGTGAAGATTTTGCTCGTATTGGATTTTCTGCTATTGTGAAAAGAATTCGTCAATTATTTAAAGAACAATTCTTTTATAAACGTAATGATTTAATTAAATCCATAAACATCGTTAAAAAATACCCAAAAGAACAAATTGATTTTGCTCTTACTAAGTTTGTTAATAATAAAAATGAAATCATTACAGATAAATATGGTAGAAATGGTTATCTAATCAATAAAGGACAATACTACGTATTTCAGCCTATGGAACTTACAGACGAATATATTTCTTTAATTGAACGATCTATTCCTATACAGTTCAAACATAAATCTCTTGAGTTAGAATTACCAAAATCTACATCTATTGTAACTACTGATATAGATACCGGTATTTCAAGTATTACATTAAATGATTATAAAACTATTAAT